CTCCGATTTCCGGTAAATTCTGCGCTCTCCCATTTAGCGCTGCTTCCACCCGCTCCATCTTGGTTCGCTCCTTTCCTCGTAAATTACGAGATCCCAGTCGAATTTACCCGACCACACAACTTTTTGCCGGCCGGGCGGGATTTTCTTGAAAAATGTCTTTCCTTTTTCCCGGTTGTGAAACGCGTTGACTTGTTCGCCGTTTTTTGACACTTTCGTAATGATCCTCGTGCGGCTGTCTATCTCCAGCCGCTCTCCTTGCTCTAAAACAATGTTGACCAAATAGCTTTTATCTCCGATGATGACTTGAGGGTTTGCAACCGGCCCATAAATTACAAGTGTAAAATTTGCGTCTGTAAAATGAGGGTTTTGGATGTATGTGTTGTTCATGCCATTCGCGTAGCGGCATGGGTAACGCCCGGGGTAGCGTTTATTGTCCGTAGACGATGCGCCGTAGCTGTGAAACGTGTACGGGTTTTCTGTGATCCAAAATGGATACGGTGCGTACACATTCATTTTTTTCCTTACGGTGCGTGCTAAATTGCACTCTTCGTATTTTGTTCCTACTATATAGCATTCGATGTATCCCCCTTTGAAGTATAGCTTTCCCGGGGATTTCGCCTGTAAATCTCTTTCTGTGATTCTGTGCAATCTTTCTGCCGACTCGGCTCGTTCTTCCTTGTTCCCTCGGAAGTCCAATATCATTTCATACCTTTTGGCTTTTTTTCCAAAACCGTTTATTTTGCTTCCTATTTTTAATTCGCTTTCGTCTAACTCCCACTCGTAATCATATAGTCCCGCTTTTTTAATCTGCGTTTTGATCCGATTGTCCGAAAGATTTATTTCTTCCCCTGTGCTCCCGCTTTTATACACGAGCATGGAACATCACCCCCAAATCAGACAGCGTCCTTGTTACCTCTCTATTTCCTATATACGCCACCAGTTTCATTTTGCTCATTCCTTCCAGTATTGTATCCCGAAAGATATTTTGTTCTTTAATTCCGGCTCTGCCTGCTTTTGTATCAATTTTTCCGTTTATGTCACTAAAATTCAGTGACTCCATAACGGAGCTTTTTACGGATTCCGCGCGATCTTTTACTCCCATTCCGTAAGAGTCCATCGTGTTATTCCCCATGCGCCTAAACACATGAGACGGCGAATGTATTTCAAGTTTTTCGTTTGCTGCCCTGATGGCTGCCCCTGTCGCTTCCGTTATCGCATATATCACTTGTGATTTTCCCTGTTGTATTCCCAGCGCAAGTCCTTCTGGTATCCTCGTTCCTATATTTGCAAATTGTGTTACTGTCAGCATAGAGTTTAGCTGATTTATAATCGTCATTGCAACTCCCGTGCTTGCAATCATCACAGTTGCTTTCCCTAAATTCATCCCATTCGCAAGCCCTTGATCCACATAAATTCCCGATCGTGTTGTTTTTGCGGATGGGGAGCGTACGTCGAGTCCGTTGTTTACAGATTCAATCACTTTCACTCCTAAATCATGCCCTTGCGCTTCCGCTGCCGCTTGAGCATCTTGCATCCCTTTCACGAGGCCCGCAACCGTGTTTGCTCCGCTTTGCTGCATGATCGGAGCTAAGTTTTCCATTCCTCCGGCTATATTTGCCGCTCCACTCTCAAGTAACTGCTGCCCCCACTGATCGGTCATGCCTTTTATGTCAACGCTCTGACTCCAAAGCTCATTCGCTTTCGCGAGTTCTTCATCTGTCATGGATGCGAATGCAGCGACATATCCCGATCCTTGTGGACCCATCTCTGCAAGTTTTTGTAAGATCCCCTCATTAATTCCTTTGTTTGCGAGTGTGGAAAGATTCTGTTCCCATTGCGTCACGCCGTCTACTTGGCTTTGCATGTTCGACAGAAGCTGTTGTGTAGATATTTCTACGCCACCGTCAAATGCCTCGAACATGTCCATCTGTGAGGACAGTGCGCTTTGTACGCTTTCTTGCATTGTCAACACACTGTTTGTTACATCTGTCGCGAGTTGTTGTTGCGCTGCTGACAATCCCTGGTATGCCGCCAGTTCTTCCCCAGCTTGCTCGATACTTGCTTTTGACGCTTCCTGTTTTTCCGTTTCCGCATCCGCATTCGCCTGTTTTGCTGCCGTGTTGTCGTCGGTTGCCTGTGTGTTTCGTTCTGCCTCCTCCGTATTTTTCTGCATATACTCGTAAGCGCTTTGATACTTGTCGTTTACTTCATTGCATTTTTCGTTCAGCTCTCCAAGCGCTTCCGTCTGTTCTTTTTGTCTTTCTTTTAGTTCCGCCTCTGCTTCGCTTACATCGGACAGCGCTGTATAATAATCCGTCAGCTCTCCGTTGAATTTGATCTGTTTTTCTGTTCCTTTTTCAACGGTTTCATAGTTTCCGTTTAAAAGGTTTTGTCGATCCTGTTCAAGTTTTTTTAATTCATTATCAATGTCTGCAAGGTTTTGTTCCGCTTCGTATCTCGCTATGTCTGCATCTACAAGTTTTTCTGATATTTCTATCATTTTTTCTTGTACCGCTGAAGCTTTTGCCAGTTCTAGCGCTGCGTCTGCCGATCTTCGCACCTGTTCTTCATTTCTGTTTAGTTCCCCTGTATTTTCATCAACTGACAGTGACAGCTCCGGGAACATCGTATTTAATCGACTCGTGATCGCGTTCATTTGTGCGATTTCACCCTTTGTTTTTCCCGTTTGGGATTCTAATGAGTACAGTTTTGCGATCAGTCCGTCAGCAACCTTCTTCTGTGCTTCTACTGTCTGCACGGAATCTTTTGCACTGTCAGTTGTTTCTTCTAATGCGTTCGACGTCTCTTTTAGTTTCTCTATATTCTTATCTGCTTCTTTTGCAAGCTCGCTCGTTTCTTCTTTCGCTTCTCGTAGACCCGACGAAAGAGCCGCGACTGCTGTTGTCGTGGCCGCTATTCCCAGTACGACAAGCGCGATCGGATTCGCTGAAAGCACGGCGTTAAAAGCTCCCTGCGCCGCTGTTGCCGCTCCGGTTGCCGCTGTATTTGCAGTTGTTGCCGCCGTTCCTGCTGCTGTTGCTGCTGTGTTTGCCGTTGTCGCCGCCGTCGATGCGTTTTCTGCTGCCGTTGCCGCTGTTTTTGCTACTGTATGTGCTCCAAGCCATTTGATCCCGCCTTTGATCCCTTTTTGCGTATCGTCTAAAAGTTTTACAAGTTCGTTTCCTTTTTTTACAACAAACATTCCGGCAATCACCGGTGCTGCCGCTTTTGCTAATACCGTAACCGCGCCGATATTGTCTTTTAGGACTTCCATTCCTTTTTTTGCCGTCGGTAAAAATTTTTCCAACATCGGCGTCATTACGTCTATTTGAAATGTTCGCCCCAGTGTTTTCCATTGTTTTGCCACGCTATCATATTGAATCGATTTAATCTCCTGCATCGTTCCGCTTACATCTTTATAGGCGTTATTCGCTTTATTTAAAGATGTAATCACTTTCATGGCGTTATCTTCACCAAGTGCGCTCCATGTGTTGCTTGCGATCGTAAGCGCTTGTTGTTTGTTCTCCATGTTTGCCAGATCGGATATTACAGACTGGAAAACTTGTTTTGTAGAAGCCTCTCCGTTTTTCCACTGTTCAAATAATATTTTTGTATTCCCTGAAAATGAATTGATATTTTTTTCGATTCTTCCGTCTGCCAAGCTGTTTCCGAACTCCTTTACGAAGTCGTTTACCTTGTCCAGATTGTATGCGCCAGAATCTAACCCATTTTGTAAGATCGAAAACATTTCCTCTGCCGAAAATCCGGCTTGTCCCCATAATTGACTATACTCCGCTAAGTTGTCCGTCAGTTCCCCGGACTTATCCAGACCATTCTGGGCGCCTTTTGCAATATAATCAAACGCCTGCTCTGCCGTTAACCCCATGTTGTCCATGAGCGCGTCCGCTCCTCGGATCGAATCGCTTAAATCTATTCCGAACGTCTCGTCTAGCGCCATGGCGCTTTCTGTCATTTCTTTTAGCTTTGATGGATCTGTTTCGTTTGTGTATTGTTTCACGAGGGCCATCGTATCCGCAACGTCGCGAATTGAGTCGCCATACCCCGCAGAATAGACTTCCTGCATTTCCTCTTTGTATGCTTTTGTTTCTTCCGCCGTTGCTCCGGTACTTGCCTGTAAACGGTTCTGTGCTTCTTCTAGTTCAAGTGTTCCTTGTATCGCGCTTGTAAATGCGTCTTTTCCAATTTCCACCGCTGTATTTGTGATATTTGCTTTTAATATCGTTCTTATTTCCGTTAGTTTCTCGACTGTGTCGTCTGCTTTATTTCCAAATTCGTCAATACTTTTCGCGCATCTATCCCAGCTTTTTTCTGCTTCTTTCAGGTATGTATCGTTTTCGTTTAACGCTTTTGTCGCTCGGATTGTCTGCGCTTCCGCGTTATTTAGCTGCTTTTTCCAGTCATTCACGCGGTTTCCGGCTCTTTGATATGTTTCTTCGCCTTTGCTTACGATTTTTTCCAATCCTTCTACTTGTTCCTGTTGTTCTTTTAGCGCTTCCTCCGTCGTATCGGATGATTTTTCCAGCTCTTCCAATGCGCTTTTTGCCTGCTGCAGCTTGCTTTTGTATTCGGCTAATTTGTTACCGACTTTTTCATACTGCTCTTCTGAATTTTTCAGTCCCTTTTTAATTGTTTCTTCTTTCTTTACGTGTTCGTCCAGTGTCCGTGATAAAACATCGTGTTTCTTTTTTAGCGCGTCGAGCGTGTTTGCGTTGCCTTCCGTCTGTGCTTCCACTAATTTCATCTCTGATCTTAACGTCCCTACGCTTTTATTACATGCAGATGTCGCGGTTCTAAATTCTTTTTCGCCGTCTAGTGTGATATATGCCCCAATATTCTTCTTTGCCATTTTTTCTCACCTCCTTCGCGATATAAAAAGAACACTTATTCGAAAATAAGTGTTCTAATTGTTTTTTGTCCCGAAAATCATTCGTTTTTTCCATTCTATTTTTTTGTCAATTTTTCCGCATACTCTTTTACATATTTCTTGTACTCTTCTCGGCGGTATTCTTTGTATCTTGAAACTTCTATTCTTCCCCGGCTTTCCAGGGAACGAAGCATCATCCAAATCTTTTTTATAAGCACCGGTGTTAATCCGAATACTATTCCAACAATCAACCTCTCCGCTTTCATTTCTGTTATTGCTGTATATATTCCCGCAAATATTCCCGATGCGAACCATATCATCATGTAGGGGTGCATTTTCCACATGTAGCTTATTGTCGCTCTTACCAAAATGATATAAGGGTTATTTTTCTTCATTTCGTGCCTCCTTCATGGATTTATGATAACATAATTTTATTTATAAATCCATGAGGGATTCCACTTTTTTCTCCTCTTCAAATATCATTCGTTTCATTTTGTAGTTATGCATCCGTTTAAACTCTTTGAAGAGATCCGCCCACTTTCCGAAATACATGTGGGCGATCTCTTTTTCTGTGTATCCGATCTGCATCCCTGTAAATATAACCCACGCAAAGTTTATTCTTTCCCCTTCTCCTTCCTCTGCGTGGTTTTCGGGTTTTTTCTCCTGAAACACCTTGCGAACTCTGCGTGTAAAATTTCCGCTAATTCCTTCGGTGCCATATCCACCTTCCTGGTTAATGTTTTTCCTGAGACTTCCTGAATCTCCTTTCCATTTTCCCGTTCGATCTCGATTCCTTCCTGTACCATCCATTCAAGCGCATCACGCAGCGTTTCTATTTTTGGTTCTCCGTAAAATCCGACGAGTCTTCCTTCCTCATTTCTTTTATATTCCCCGTTTTCATCCACGGCTGGGGTAAATCCGTTTAGCCCGTTTTCAAATTCCGACAAGTCCTCGTATTTATCCTGTATCCTTTCCAATACGAGAATATCACACTTGATCGGATATTTTTCTCCTGATAATTCAATGTAATTTGTCTTTTCAAACATGTTGCTGCTCCTCTTCTTTTCCTACGATTCTTCTACTTTTCCGAATTTTGTGTTGATCCATTTTAATGCATCCTCGCTCGTGTCGAACGCCTCGAAATCTTTCCAATCCCCGTTCTCGTTCGCAATCGCCCTACCTGTAATCGACGGGGTTTTGTATTCGATCGAATCACCTTTTGTGCTGTAATCCTCCGACGGTTCTGAAAACTTTACTTTATACAGTACGTTTCCAATAAACTTTCTCACGCCGTCCACCTTTTCCACGGATATCCAACCCATTCCGACATATTTCGCCTGATCGTCTTTATTAAAGGTTGCGCCCGTTTTTCCTTCATTTACTTTGTGTCCGAACATTTTTTCGTGCGCCTCGATCGGGATTGTGCTCGTATTCAATGTTACTTCTGCGTAATTAAATTCTTTGTCATACTCCACTTGTGCGTCGTCCGCGTTCAAACTTCCTTCTGCGTAGTTCGGCGTTACCTGCAGCCCGATTGCCTTTCCAAATGCAAACGGCTCTCCGTATACTTTCGCTCCTGTTATTTCTGCAATAATCGGTTTTCTTAATCCTACATATGCCATATTTTTTCCTCCTAAATTCCTGCCTTTTCATCAATCCAAGCATCTGCTTCCGCTTTGCTTGTAAAACGTTTCTTTGTTCTCCAGTTTCCGTTATAATCCGGGGTTGCCGTTCCCTTTACACTTGGGGTTATATATGTGATTGCATCTCCCTTCGTTTCATGGGTCTGTCCTTCTTCCCGGAATAAAACTTTATGTATCCAATATGCGACGTAACTCGTCGCTCCTGCGATTACTTCTCTCGTTACAATCCCTAATCCGATCGGACTTGCCCTATTGTTTTGATTCGCTATCGTTTCATCGGCATTGATTTCATACCCGAACATAACCCCTTCTGAATGTTCTGACATTTCGCTTATTTCGAGCGTTATGTCCGCGCTTCTTATTTCTTCCGCCGGATCTGTTTCGTTTATGTCTTGATAGTCACTTACGTCCTCATAATTCGGCGATATTTCATATTTTACAGCTTTCCCGAATCTTGTTCCGTTTTTGTAGGACACCACTCCGTCTCGTTCCTCATAGACCGCAATCACCGGGTGCGCCAAGCCTACATATGCCATTACTCTTCCTCCGTATAGCATTCAATGCATAAATGATTGTAGCCTGTTTCTTTTTCGTAGTTTGTGTAAATTCCCGTAACGGTAAAGCCGTTCTCTCTTAGCTTTTTTTGAGTTTCCTTTCGCATTCCTATATAATTCCCTTTCGTAAAAACATGTATTTGCATGTGTTGCACCCAGTCTTCATCTGCATCGTCTGCATAATACCCCGGTTCTTCTATTTCCGGGTTGTATATCGCATAGGTGTCCGGTGCGGAATCGTATGGGCATTTTAGCGGCCACACATTCCCGCTGAATAACTCTCCGATCGCTTGTTCTATTTTTTCATTTACACTCACTTTGTCACCTCGTTGAATTTCTGTTGCATTATCTTTAAACAATCGCTTTCGGATGATTTTATCGCGGGTGATATGACGGGTCGAGCCTGTTGTTTCTGTGTTCCGTAGTTTAGGTACGCAAGTTTTTCATTGTTCCGAACACCTTTTTTGTCTTTTCCTTCCGCTGTTACCATCACATAATGACCGTACACGTTTTTTCCCGGTTTCTTCGCTTTGATACTATCTTTCAAGTCTCCCGTCGCATACCCTTTATTCGCCGCTTTTGACACTTGGTTTTTTAACTCTTTTTCGAGCGTTGGCGCTGCCGCGTTTAAAAGCTCCGGCGCGTATTCGTCAATGTTCCCAAGTTTTTCCAGCTCTCTTGCAAATTCATCAAATCCTATCGGCTGAAATCCCATTACCCACAAATCACCTCCATCTTTGCTTTTCCCGTCTTATATGTCCTCTTTATTTCGTAAACTCTTCCGTCGTGTTCTACTTTCCTTGCATATTCTGTTTTGCCGTTTACGGTGTGTCTTGTCTGTTCCCAGTCTTCCTGTCGGATTTCAAAAACCGCCTCTACTTTCACGCCCGCTCTCATGGACTCATAAGCTTCTTGTCTCTTTACGGATTTTTCTCGACAATATGCCTCGTATTTCTGGCTTTTAGATATCGGAAATCCGTCTTTGTCTTTCGTAATTGTCTCCCATACTAATTCAAGCGTGTCCACCTTATTCTCCTTTTTCCTTGCCGTAGTCGCCCGATAAACTCATTGCGTCCCGCAGCGCTCCGAATGCAGTTCTGAAGCGGTCTGTGTCTTCATCGTATCCGTAATTCCCTTTGCAATACAGTACAACCGCCTGATAGTATGTCGGGTCTGATTCATCTCCGTATACTCCTGCTAGTTCGAGTTCTTTTCTGCACGAGAGGACAAGATCCTTGATCTCATCCTCCGCCGCTTTTGACATCGTTCGCACTCTTGCTTTTAGTTTTTGTATTAAATCCTCATTCACTTCCCGATTCATTCAGCGCCTCCAAAAGCTCGTTTTTCGTCATGCTGCTATATCTTTTTATCCCTGCCAGCTTTGCGGCCTTTTTCAACTCTGCCGCCGTAGTTTTTTCTTCGTAAACAACGTGATTTTCCATCACGCCGAATACTTTTTTGTTATAGTCACAAGTGAATTCAGATCAATCGCTTTTCCGTCACAAATCATAACCGCTTTTGTGATCTGGTCTTCTGTTTCGTCATCCTCGTAAGTTTTTACACGCATCGCATAATTTGTATTGTACATATAATCCGACCAGTCAAATAAAAACGCTACAACCGTATCTGCTTTCAATGATGCGTCTAAACTCGGCATATATTCGTTCAAAACAACTCTTCTGCCCAATAACGTTCTTTCCGGCGTTCCGTTAATGCCGTAATTCGTTCTCGCGATCGGTTGTCCGTTCGCGTCGGTCATTCCCACGAATTTCATAAACGTTTTTTTCGTCATGTTCCAAACCGCGCCGTTTTCGTAGGCGAGCGGGAGCACCGCCTCTGCATCAATCAGCGTTTTGTATCCCGGCTCTGCTTTTGCGTCAATGTCCACGTTCTGACCTGTTATAACCGTCTCTTTTAAGACGCCTTTCGGCTGACCCGATCCCGTTCCTGTGATAAATGCTTGTTCCTGCGCTTTCACCATCGCTTCTGATACGCTTTTTACAAAGACCGTTTCAAAGACTTTCAAGGACATCACCGATGTTTCGAGTGTCATCGAAATCGCGCATCTTAATTTGTATCCCTTGATGTCAATCTGTCCTGTCGTCTTCTTCTGTTTGTCCGACGTTCCGCCTTCTGCAACCCAGGTCGCAACCGGTTTTACACTTGACGTCGGGATTGTCGCCCCTGCCGGATATGCCGTTTTTGTTACCAGTGGAACGATCATTCCGATTGTTTCCATTTTTTCAATAATCTGATTAATAACCGTCGAAGAAATAACCGCGCCTACATCTGTTGTTTTTGTGTTTTCATTCGCGTTCGTGAATTTCTCCGGGATCGCGATTCCTCTCGTCACATAATTCATAAACGCTTTCCTGTATTCCTCGGTATCATACATATTTTCTTCATGTTCTTTTATTGTGTTTGTGAAATTCATTTTTTCACCTGGTGTTCCGAGCATGCTCATCGCCTGCGGTTCTTTATTTAACGCGTTAAAATTCGCCTGCGCTTGCGCAATCGTATCCCATGCGTCATCGAGTTCTTTCACTTCGTCCATTTTCGCTTCCGCCTCTGCTGCTTTCCCTTGATCCAGTAAAGCCTGTGCTGCGTTCATCAGTTCCGCTCTTTTTTCTTCGTACTGCTTTTTTCTCATCGTTTTTCTCCTTTTAATTTTAAAAAATTTAATTTTTGCTGTAATATAAAAACGGATTCATCTTTCGACGTCTCCGTTTCTTTCATTGCTTTTCTTGCTTTTTCCATTGCTTCTTGTGACGGTAATTGAAAACCGTGTCCTGCTGCCAATATTTCTCTCTCCGACTCCTCAAACATAATTGCATCAATCAATCCTCTTTCTTTTGCTTGTTGTGCTGTAAGCCATGTTTCCGCCTCCATCATTTCAATGACGTCTTCTTCGCTCATCCCTGTTTTTGCAATATATGCCGTGCTTAAAGCTTTATCCGCTGTTCTTAATACTTCCGCGGCGTGTTCCATGTCGCTGTGATTCCCTCTCGCCCCTGTGCTTACGCAGTGCACCATCATAAGAGACGTCGGTGTCATGGAGCAATGTCCGGCCATGGCGATAATCGACGCCGCGCTGCAAGCTTGTCCGGTAATAAAGATTTTTACGTTATCCTGCTGCCGCAAAAGTGTGTAAATCTCTGATCCTGCATCAATTACGCCGCCCGGAGAGTTAATGTAAACCTCAATTTCATCCCCCGGCTGTACTGCGTCAATTACTTTTTGTACATCTCGTGGGCAAGTGCTGTCTTCTTCCCACCAGTCGTAAAACCATTTGTAATCGTTCGGGATGATTGCGCCTCTTATATCGATCTTATGTTTCATCTTCTTTCACCTCTTTCCCTTTTAACAACATGACCATAACTTGTGTCATAGCCGCGTAGTTTTCTGCGTTCATTTTGTTCAGACAGTCTTTTAAAAGATTTACAACTTGCGTGTCAAGTCGCCTGATCGGCTGATCTCCTCCCGGTATCGGTGTCATGTTCATTGTTTCGCGCCATTCGTTCGGCGTCATTGCCCCGCGATCTACCATCGCCTGAAACGCAAGTTTTGTCGTTAGGCTGGCGCACTGCAGATTATTTGCTTCAAAAACAATTCGATTCCCAAACCCTCGTTCTTTTCTTGAGAAGATCCCAACTGTATATGTTTGATGCATCTGTACGACAATCGGCTCTATTTCTGCTTCGTAATATGCCGTCCACTCGTTTTCCGTGTAATCGCTTTGCACGATTTTTTTATTTGTGTTAAAAAACGAATAGATCCGTTCTATCGTCCGATCTGTTTGCGCTGCGTTTGGTACATAGTCTTTCGGTTCAATTCTTTGTACGTCTGCTTTTGCATCTACTCCCGCCGCTCCAAAGGTATCTGTTTCCACTGCTAAATAATTCTTAACGAATTTTTCTACATTGCTTTTAATGTCTTCGTCTCGCATGGAAGTTTTAAAATTTAAGAGCCATCTTACAACGCCGCTGTTTTTAATCGCCCTTATAATTCCCCGGTCAATCGTCCCTATTACATCCATCATAGGCGCGATCGCTTCCACCGGACTTTCTCCGAAAATGTCGTTTTCGTTGTAATCTTGTTTCAAATGAATGATATCTTTGTACGGAAACGTTCCGCTTTTCCCGTTTCTATACTGGAATTTTAAAAACAATTCTCCTGTATCGTTATACTTTGTTTCTACTATTGTGCATGGTATCGGGTACATCTGTATCGCTTTCCCGTTTTCATCCCGTACAATTAATATAAACGCATTATTGTTTAGACAAAGCTGCGTCGCCACTTTCTCCTGCATCTGCTGCGCCGTCATATATGGGTTTGGTTCTGACAATAAAAAACGGATATTTGCATCCGGGTTGACTTTCAGTCCTCCCGCCGGATCATCTCGGATGTGTTTCCCCGTAAGTTTTCCAATCGCCTTTACTTTCGGACGTATACACGCCCTCACGATGTCGCTTTCATATAGTTTTCCGTTCCATGCATAGTGTAGTTCGCCTGTAGTTGTTACCATCTGCAGCACATTCTTTTCTTTTTTCGCGGTCTTTTCTGTTGGTTCTCTCTTCCAAAATGGTTTCATATTCCCTCCGTTTGCATAAAAATAACGCCTACTATGGCGTTAAATTAATGACATATATTCGTTATAATTATTTTGCAGCACTACATACGCGTCGAGCAGCGCCGCCGTTCCGTCAATCCTTCGTCTCGGCTTACTCGTTTTAATCGGCTGAATATTGTCGTTTCGATCGATATCTACAGCCGTGTTGCAGAGACACCACTTGTCTACCGGATTGTTATTGTATACGATCAAATTGTTTTCCAAATCCGCTCCCAAGTTCTTCATCGGCTGTGATAGCGTCTTTTTCCCCTGTATTATCGGGATCATTGCCGCTTTCCCGAAGTATTCCTGCATATCCTCTACAAAGTAAGCCGCGCTCCATGAATCGTAACCGATCATATTTATGTAGATATCATATTTTTCTTGAATCTCTACAAACCAAGCTTTGACATCTTTGTACGATATCTTGTTCCCTTTGCACGTTCTTACATATCCTTTTTCAATCCATATATCATAGGGGATCTTATCCTCTGTGATCCTTTTTTCCACAAGGTCTTCCGGTATCCAATACATAGAGAGTGTATAAATTTTTTCGCTTTCAGGGATCTTAAACAGTACTTTCGCCGCTGTTAAGTCTGTTGTTGATGACAGGTCTACTCCTCCGACTCCGTATCTTGGTTTTAAGTCTTCTACGCTGAATGTTTCCGTGTTGTTTGCCTGCTCAAATGTCAGCCATGCTTCTGACGATGTTTCACGGATGTTGAACTCTTTGCATAGCAAGTTTTTTACAAGTAGCGGATTTTTCTTTGCTTTCTCCACTTTATCCTTAAGGGTCTGTTTATTTTTGATCGTCCCGAGTCCCGGATTCGCTTTTTCCCAGCAACTCTCATCCGTCCACTCTTTTCTGTTGTCAATCTCGTAAATAAATGCAATGAGATGTTCGTCTTTGTATCCTTCCGGGTCGTCGTATCCGTTGATGACCATTTCCGCTTCGTCATATTTTTGGTCGTAGATATCTTCTCTGATTGTTCCCGCTGTCGATGTAATATACACAAGCGGCTGTTCCCTCGCAGACACTCCGTCCGCCATGATGTCATATAGCGCTTTTCCTTGCTTCCATTGATGGATCTCATCCATTAGCACACAATGTATATTTAACCCGTCCAGTGTGTCGCTGTCGGACGCTAGCGGTTTAAAAACTCCATCGTTAAAATCTGTATCCAGTTCCGCCACGAGCGATCTGACTCTTTTACTTAAAGCCGGTGATTTTCTAACCATTCTTTTTGATTCAAGCCATATAATTTTACTTTGATCCTTTTTCGTCGCCACTGCATACACTTCCGGTCCCATCTCTCCGTCCGCGGTCAGCATGTACAGACCTACGATTGACGCTAACAACGACTTTCCGTTCTTTTTTCCTACAATGAGGATCGATTCTCTGTATTTACGATTTCCCTCGATATCGATAAAGCCAAATACTGTTGCCAAATGTGCTTTTTCCCATAACTCCAGCTTTACGCGTTTTCCGCCGCATTTTCCTTTTGAGTGCCTGCAAAAGTTTTCTGCAAACTCTAATATGTGATTTCCTCGCTTGGGGGAGTAAAAATATTCTCCAGGGTATTTTATATCTTTTACGACTTTTTTGTATGTCCTGCGTATCTTGTCACCTACATTGATATTACCTTTTTCTATTTCCTCCCAGTATTCCAGGATCGGATTATATGCGAGCGGATATTTAATCATCTCTGCCATTTACAAAACCTTCAAACCCATCATCTTGCGGCGGTGCATTTTTTTCTTGTTCTTTTGGTAATAAATCTGTAAGTTGTTTTATGATCGCGGAATAGTTTTTTATCATCGTGTTATGGATTTCGACCTCCGAGCATTTCTTTATCCCTTTTTGATTCGCTCCGTTCTGGTATTCTTCTGTGTATCCTTTTTCGTTTATGATTTTTCTTAGTTCGTATAAAGACGCTGCCATAAACGCCGCCTCATCCACAAGCGATTCCACCGACTTTTTTGTTTTTTTATCAAGTCTCGTGTAGATTCCCGCAAGTTTTCTTTTTTCTGCCTTTATGATATCGTCTTTGCTTTTTTCGTTATAATTTACCCCATCTTTTACCTTTTCCTTTCTTTTCTTCGTTGTCTTTTAACGCGTTTACCTACACCCCTTCGCGTGAAATTTCCTGTGTGTTAGATGTATCTCCGACTGTGGTCAGCCGGTTTTTAAAAAATTATGAATTTATGGGGGGAGTTCGCGCAAATCTCCATCTTTGTCAAATTCATATCGTATAAGTCTCTCTGCTTCTCCATCTTTTGCCCCCTCTTTTTGATGGCAAATATGACAGTCGTACTTTAAATTATTAATTCCTAGCGTTATGTTTACGTCGTTGATATTCTCCGGCGTCAGCTCGATTTTGTGATGTACAATATATCCTGGCCGTTCTCTGCATGTTTCGCATAACCCGCCGTCGATTGCTCTCCTCTTTGCTATATATGCTTCTCTGCATTTCTTCCATTTTTGGGAGCTGTAGAAGCTTCTTGCAAATTCTTTTGCCATTCTCGTTTTCCCTCTTTCTTTGTATGCAAAAAGCAGCCGACTTTCGCCTGCTGCCCTTTGTGTTTCTCTGTTTACTTTTCTTCAATTCTTTTATCTGCTAATTCTCGGAATACTTCCGATAATTCTTCGCACTCTTCTTTGGTTAAATCATGTCCGAAACAATAGTCGCAACATTCCACCAGTGTGATGTTTTCTCCGTTCCATTCCAGCGAAAATACTCTGTCTTTTTTCTCCCAGTTGTTTTAAAAGTTGCTCATGCT